AAACTACCGACAAAAAGATTCATCAATTTTCTCAACACTTTATAGTTTAGATCTTTTGCAAAAAGAAAAAGCAAATGATAGTGCTATTTACTTATTACAAAAACAAAGAGTTGAAAAAATAGAAGACATTAATAATTTTTGTAATCATTATTCAATAGAATATTTTGAGACATCTGCAATGAATAATGAAAATATAACAAAAATAAAATTACTAGTAATATATATAATAATAATAAAAAAAACCTCACTAAACTCTTATGAATTAGAAAACCTTTATGAATTAGAAAAATATAGTATTAGTATTCATAATATATTAAAAAATGTAAAGTTAATATATAAAAAAAATAAAAAGCTAAAAGATTTTAAGCTAAAAATGGAAGATATTGATTACTGGGAAATAGTAAAAAAAGAAATATATCAAATATTTGGAATAAAAATGTTATCAAATCTGATGGAATATGAAAATTAGTTATTTTTTAAATAAAATTCTATGCCAGCTATTAATTCTATAAAGAGCTTGTGATGTTAGAATTTTAGACATCCGCATAGAATAGTCATATGTTAGCAATTTATCACTATTATATTTAAAAACTCTATTTTCAAATAAATCTAGTGCATTTGAATATGATTCAGTTAATGTATTACCTTTATTCAAATGATAAATTATTGAACGATCAAAATCATATGAACTCAATAAGTCAGCTTCTCTAACTATATGATATGCCATTTGATAATCTCCTAAATCTGGATAACCATTTTTTTTAACATATGAATATGACATTGTCTTCATTATATTTTTAGCATGGTATAATTCATCTTCATCTATTTTATTACCAAAATATTTTTGTATTTCATCTAAACCTTCATCTGTATCCATATATTTTTTATCACACATATCATGAAGTACAGCAGCAGTATATATAACATCAGTTTGTTGTTTTAAAATTGGATACAGAGATATTTCAGATTCATAAATTGAATTAGCAAAATGTAATACATCCATACTATGAGTTTCTGAGTGAGATGTATCTATTTTATATTTGTTGCTCATGTATAGAACAAAAGTAAATAAATTATTCAAAGAGACCATTATTTTTAGCTATTTAATAAATTTTATTGATTAAAAGCTAATAAAATCAATTTTTTATATAGTAAATTTAAAAATTGATTTTATTTATATTTGTATAGATTTGGATAAATCTTATAATTAAATGTTAAAAGAAAGTATTGTCTTTCTAATACAAATTACAAGATATGTGATTATATTTCATATTATAAATCTTATAATAGATTTACTAAATTTCTCTAGTAAAATACAAGATTTTTTATTAGCATGTAAAATAATTCTAAATATTTTTATGATGGTAAAATTTACAAGTATATTTGTAATCTTATGTATAGATATTTATAATTTATTTAAAAAAATTGATATTATTTTATTTTGTTTATTAACTAAGTAAATTTGTAAGCAAGATGATAAAAATAGTATTACTTATATTTTCAGTCCTAGCATTTTTTGATGTTGGAACTATAGATATTTCAAGAATTCAAACAAATAGCTTTGATCTTACAATTAATTCTCTTTATAAAATATTTTCATCAATATATATTTATTTGTTATTTTGTGGATGGTTAGAATCATTTGAACCTCAAATTATCAAAATGTTATTTATTGATTGGACAGATTGGGCTCTTTTTAAATTATTATTAGTTATTACAAATTATGTATCAATACTTTTAACAACAGGAGGATTTATAACTGTTATGATAAGTTTATTATTTGGTGTATTATTCCCAAATATTTCATTGTTTATTAACTTTAAATTTAAAAACCTCCTGTTTGAAGGAATTATTGTCCCATTAATTCAGATTATAGTTAATGATATTTTTTTTTCTGAATCTAGAAATTTAACTATTGGGTCAAAAGAGAAAATGATGAAAACTGTTATTTTGACTACAACAATATATTTTTCTGTTCTGCTTGTAATGATACATAAACATAAATTAATGATATAATATTTTATATATACCTACTTAAAAATTTGTATTATATTAAACTTAATGGAACTAACTAATCATTTTGATTTTACATATCTAAATAACACATATAATGATATAAAACCCATCAAACTTATGGTCTTGGATACAGAAACTGCTGTATCAGGCGAGGTTATACAATTAGCATATAATATTTATTTATATTATCCAGAAATTAAGCACTATGTTTGTTTATCAAAACATGATTGGATTATAGATGAAAAAATTAATAAAGTTGATTTTTATGGTAAATATACTTTACGAGATATAAGAATAAAGGGTAAAGATCCACATTATGTTTTTTCTATTCTATCAGTGCATTTAGAAGATATAGATTACTTAATTGGTCATAATATTAAGTTTGATATAGATAAAGTAGTTAAATATTTTACAAAGTTAGGCATAAGCTACAAACTACCTATCCCAGTATGTACAATGAGATTATCAAAAGATAGACTTGGTCTAATTAATGCAAAGGGATGGTCTAAATTTCCCAAGTTATCAGAACTTTATGCTTGGTACTATGGTGAAGAACCAGATCAAACAAAAACTCATACAGCAGATTATGATATACATCTAACTTTTTTATGTTTCAAAGCAATACATACTGATAATCTTATTAGTATATAGTATAATAGTATATAGTTTGTTTAATTAAATTATTTTATAATACTTTATTAATGTTAGTATTTTTTGGATTTTGTACATGTTGGATTGGATGGATTCATCTTAGAAGATTTAAACTACCAAAACCATTAAATATAGTATTTGATTTAGATAATACTTTAATTATGAGTTTGGATAAAAAAAAATTTGAACATATGAATGTCTCTCATAAACCTATTATTCATTTGACAAATAGAGTTGTTTGGTTAAGACCATGGGTAATCCCAGTTATATATATATTAAGTAAATTTTGTAGACTATATCTTTTTACAAAAGCAGAACAGACTTATGCAGATCAGATAATAAAACATAAACAAATAGGTATTTCCCAATACTTTGTTGATTGTAAATATAAACTAGATTGTATAAAACATAAAGATATTGGACAGTTTAGTTCAAGTTATAAAAAACTTGTAGAGTATAGTATTATGTTAAAAAAATTAGAAAAATTTAAAGATACAAATAGAGACATAAACAAACTGAAATCTAAAATATTTATGTCAATTAAATCACATCAATATAAATTAACTAAGTTTATTAATAGAACAGTACTAGTTGATGATAAGATAACTAATAAACTTGATGGACAAAATTTTTATCATATACACTATTATCAGTTTGGAATGAATTATGATATATCAATGTTAAAATTATTTGGATGGATTAGTTGGAGAAGTTTGATTAATATTTTTTGTAATCTTAGAATAAGATTCACAAATATTTGAAACTTCATTTATAACTTGATTTATCCCAGTAAGTATCTGTATAACAGAAGTTATTTTACTTGGTTTAGATAATTCAGTTGTGTCCTTAGTTTCCTTATTTGGTACAAACACAAGACCAGTACCTCTTACTTGTTTTTTGTTCTGTACTATCTGAAGTTCAATTAATTTATTTGTAATGACTTTGCATTTTTTTTTCATAATTCTACAAATAGGCAAAAGTTCAAGCTTGTCTTCAACATATAGCTTGGTTAATAATTCAGTATCTTGAGTAGTCCAGATGTCCATTTGTTATTTATAATAATATTTATCTATTAGATATCTAATAGATAAATCTATCAATTTTTCTTAAATTTAAGAAGGGACGAATAAGCGTTTATATGGTTTTATAGTACCAGAATGTGAATCAATAAAAAATTGAAAAAATATTAATATACAAACTCCAATTATGTTTGCGATCTCGCTGCCATCACTTCGTCTTATATGGTTGTGCTAGGGAGAACAACCCGAATAAAATTCCTGCCCGAGCAGTACATATGGAGTACAGTTAACCAAGATGACTACTTTAAGTCACGCCGTGTTGAAACCTTCTCGGAAAAGGTAAGCAACAATCCAGTGTTCTTGAAAAAGATCAACTATAAGAACAACTATTTCATAGTTGGGAAACGGCTGCAAATTTTTGCCCCCATAATAAACCCAAGCGGTAAACCGTCCCTTGAAAGGTGAATTTTTTAATGATTTTTATGATAAAATTATGGGTAAACCGTCCGTTGAAAGGTGAATTTTTTAATGATTTTTATGATAAAATTATGGGTAACCCGTCCGTAGAAAGGGAAATGCCGGTTTACCGGATAGTTTAGCAACTATTAGAATAATAGACCAGAGCAGAGACTGCAAACGCCTGTCAGTGGTACTGAACGCATCTGCCTCCGAGCGATAGGAATAGCGAAAAAATCCCCCGAAATTGCCAAAGTGTGTTGACCTGGGTGAATGTCGACCTCGAGCGGACCGAGACAATGGTTCCGCGCTTTATTATTGAGCATGCCTAAGGGGTCTGTGTTGTTGTGGAGAGTTAAGCCCGCGATGTGAAATATTTATATTTCATCAAAAGAAGCATCCAAGCATTAGTTCAATTACGCCTAAACCACGTAGAATTAATCGTATGACTTTTAGTGGTAAACTGACCGAAACAATGACTAGGTTCTGGATATAATCCAGGAACCAAAAACAGACCTGCCACTGGCTTGGTTGTCCATTTTTTCTGCTTTTTTCTTCAAATAGAGAAAAGTGGAAATGGGCAATTGAGCTATCTTGAGTATGTTCAATCTATACATGAATTTAAAACAATTATGTCCCGATTGAACTTCTCTGATTATTTAAGTACTTCTCAACCTGGGGTACCATCTGCGACAGGAGACTTCTTATCTAGTCAGGATAAAAAGGAAAATAAAGCTATGACACAAGAAAAAAGTTCATATTCAATTGAAAATAAAGAAAATGAACTTTGTCAAAATTCCTGCGACGTAAAACTGCGAATTTCTGGTCTCGGCAAGACCAGCGACCCTTTTGCTACCAATACTCTAAAGCGAAAGACCAAAGCTTCATATTCAATCACCGAAAATAAAGAAAATGAACCCCGTCAAAATTCCTGCGACATAAAACTGCGAATTTCTGGTCCCGCCGAGACCAGCGAGCCTTTTGCCACCAACATTCTAAAGCAAAAGGAACTAGGCACCCCCTTACAACCCTCAAGGAAGTATGGGAGCGCTACTGAACGCGAATATTCAGTACAAAAAACGACTATTAAAGCAATGAGCTCTAAATATTCTGTTTTGCCGTTAGGAGAAGACTCGGAGGGTGAAGATTCTCATCATGATGCTCATAATGAAGTCAATCAACCCTCTTCTAACAGAGGTGGAGCTGCCAACACAGCTACGCCTTTTGAGTCCAAGACAACATATGTCACACCCTCTTCTAACAAAGGAGGTGGAGCTGCCAACACAGCTATACCTGCCAAGAAAGAGTCCAAGACAATTGTAAATGTCACCCCCTCTTCTAACAAAGTAGGTGGAGCTTCTAAAGCTGATCCTGCCAAGAAAGAAGAACCCAAGACAACCCCATCTTCCTCTAAAGGAGGTGGAGCTGTTAAAACTCCTTCTATCAAGAAAGAAGAATCCAAGACAATCCCATCTTCTGTTAAAGGAGGTGGAGCTGTTAAAGTTGCTTCTATCAAGAAAGAAGAACCAGATACAACATCATCTTCCTCTAAAGGAGGTGGAGCTGTTAAAACTCCTGCTAAGAAAGATTCCAATAAAATTCCATCTTCCGCTAAAGGAGGTGGAGCTGTTAACAAAGCTCCTGCCAAGAAGGAAAGTAAGAAAATGGAGTTTATTGAATTTTGTATCCCATGTGCATCCCTTGCATATTACTTGCGAAGAAAATGTGGAGTAGCTTGTGATCCTATAAAACCAGATCTCGCAACATTGAGAAGGTTTTATCAAGAACATGGTAAAGCTGCAACTTTGGAGAAATATGGTTTCAAATATGATTGGTGTCGTTCATGTCCGGCAGATGAAAAATCTGACAGCAAAACTGTTGCTGATATTTCACCACCAGGTCATCAGCAGTTCGTGGGATCTATGTTCATGGTTCAAAATGATATATATATGGCTGAGAATGATAAAGAGAAAAAACTTTTGGACGATAACTTTAATAGCACTCGCTGGTTACTTTTAACACCCCAACCTGATGCAACTGCAAAAACCAAGAGCGGTAAAATTATTCCTGCGGAAGAGGTAGATAAACTTTTTGATCTAATTCGTGATGGGAAATCTCACAAAAAGTGCAAGATTGTTCAAAATATTGAACAGGTCAAACACATAATCGACCTTCAAGATATTAGAAGATGTACATACAAGAACTGCTACGGATTCAGTTGGTGTGGTGAAGCCCTCTTGGCATTGTCTCTAATGCGTGGGATAAAAAATGTTGAAATGGAATTGTTACCAGAAGCTTTTGAACTCCAATGTGATCTTGAATGTTCTAGGTTGAAGAATTACAAATCAGTATCTGATGCCGAAAAGGCGTTTATAGTACTGATGGACCAAAGCATTAAAAATAGTGTTTCCAAACATCTTTATAATTTGTTAAATGGAATTTTCACTATTGCTCGACAAGCAAGAAGAGTGGCTCAATCTCTTGATAATAAAGAAACCCCTTTTAATATGGTAGTAATCAAGGATACAATAAACGACTGGATACGTGTTGAATCTAATAGTATTAATCATATTGATTTGGATCTTGATAGTTGTCTTGAACGTGTACTTGATGATTTTTCTCTCGCAATAAAACTATGTAAATACATTGAGAAAATTGTTAAACATAAGATACTCTTAAATACTCATCCTGACAAGATTATAGGTGTCAAAAATTCTATTGAGAAAGGTATTTTGGAGAAAATTTTCCGTGAAATTAAACCTCATGTTGAAAAGATACGCAAATTCCTTTTCACAGGACATAGTCATGAAGACGAGGAAACCAGTCATGAAGACAATAAACCCAGTCATGAAGACAAGAAAACCAGTCATGAAGACAAGAAAACCAGTCATGAAGACAAGAAAACCAGTCATGAAGACAAGAAAACCACTCATAAAGACCTTGTCATGTACAGACAGAGCACTGCAGTCACAGAGGATGCTATTTCAAGATGTTCCAAGCTAGATGAAAATCATCGTGAACACCTTAGAAACCGTAAGTATGCTATTACTGCTGGAGGTAGTAGTTTTGAGGAAATCAGCAGTATGAGAAAAAATACTGGATCATTTAAATCTATTAGTGATTTTAGTGATTTAGGATCTGATAATACATCTGATTCTTCATTAGTTACTTGGAAAGAAATACAGTCTACTGTTGCACAGTATTGTCCAGATGATAAGTTTCTTCCACATCTTGAAGAAGTTTATAATTCAAATCCAGTTGCAGTCGATGCTTTAGTCAATTACATTGTTACAGATTTTAGTGCTAGTTCAGAATCTAAATCTCAGCTTGACATCTCTTTAATGCAACTTGCCTTAATTGGTGGTGTCAAGTCAGAAGTTCTAGGGGATAAAATGGTTTGCATCAATGAGTTTATCCAACATTCTTTTCCTAAAGCTTATGATGAGATATTCCCTGTTATTGGACATAAAATAGGTGAAACTAGCAAAGAAGCTGAGTTAGCTTCCTTGGTAGACACCGGTATTAAGGCAAACAGAGAACTCGATAGAATTAATAAGAATAAAGAACAGTTATTGCATGAATCTAATTATGATGATGATGATGTTAATGATGATCTTGAAAGAGTTCGTCAAGTTCAAGAAAAAAATTCTTCAAATCAGAAAATAGCTCGAGCTATGATTCTAAAATATATAGACAAGATTTTTGGTCTATTCAAGCCCGAAAATTTTTCTTACTACAGAAGCGATATGTTTAAAGCTTGTCTAGATCTTTTTATTGAACTGTCAGATAGTAAGTACGCTAAAACCATATCAGGCTATGAAGCAGATATAAAGGTCTCTGATATTAAAATGCTTTGGATTAATTATGATAACAAGGAAAATCCTAATCAAGAATTTATTGATGACCTTGCCAGAAATTTTGATTTAGCTTTGTCAGAGATTAAATTTGAAAAAAAGCTTTTCAGAAGTTTTTCTGTGATGGGCGATCATATTAATAGAGTTATAAAATCTTATACCAATAAGCATAATAAACCTACTACTGCTGCTGGTGAAGGTCGCAGAGCAAATCGTGCTTTCAACAATGAACAAAAAGGTTTTACTCAGAACTCCCTTCCTTCACAGTACGATATTAGTAGATTATTGTCTGACAATGAAACACAGACTTTTACTATAGCCGATAAATCACTTGTTGCTAACTTGAGAAAAGAAGACAGAGAATCGTCTACAATATATGGTTTCCCATATAAAGTTATCTCTACTAAGCAAGATGAGAACGGTGAAACAGTTCATAAAGTCCAATTTTCAAGAAAACCAGAACAAGAAATGTATTCAGGAAAAGCTTTACCTGTAATTCTAGTTGAAGAAGTATTGTTTAATCTAGATACTATCAATTATACTTCTGAAGGCGTAACATGTCAAACACTAGACGGCAACATTCTGGAAATCATGGTGAAAGTTGTTTATTTGGATAAGAAGTCTGCTGACAAGTTAAATGGACGTGTTTGGACTGATGAATCTAGATCAAAAATTACCAAAAAACAGTCTAGAACGATTGGTGTTGTTACACATGGTAAACTTTCCATACCAGTAATAGATCTTAAGAAGTATATTTCTGATAGATATGATGGGAAGCTACAACCACTTGTTGGAATTGTTGAAAATGGGTATATTACCAGAATTATTACTGGAAATGGTGATGATCGTGATTACTCCCATATTCTAAACAAGATCCTTAAACAATTTGGTTGCCAAAATCTTCATGATACTGATGCTATCTCAGTTTACAAAGCAAGTAAATTACGCAAAGACAAACTGTCCAAGAAATCTGGCGGATATAACAGATTGAGGAATATGGAATGTGTAGATACTGATCTTCAAAGTAAACTCAAGAAAGAGGAAGCTTTACTTAAAGGACGTCTTGAACATAATCTTGATAAATACGCAGATGAGGACAAGTCTGAAATTGCAGATG